CGCAAAGGTCAGCACAAACGCATCGGCCTTGTCAGGGCTGGGCAGGCCGCGCTTTCTGATCTCGTCCTTGCCCTCGATCTGAATCTTGCCGTTGCTGGTGAAGCTGTACCGCACCGTGGCCAGTTCTGAGATCAGCACCTCGTCCTTGGCCAGCTTGCAATCCCTGGCCTCCAGCCACGCCTTTGCCCGGTACCACAGTTCAGCCTTCAGATTCCTGTACGTCCCGCCCATGGCGGGGCTTTCGGACACGTTGATGCCCCGCGCTGGCAGGCCAAGTTCTCTTAAGCGGTCCACCACCCCAGCGCCCAGACCAATGGAGTCCACCAGGATCTCCTTGGGCTGCTGGCTTGGCGGCAGCACGTTGTACTCGGCCACCACCGCGCCTGTCAGTTGCATCAGGTCCAGATTCTTCCAAGTCCGGATGCTCTCGGTCACCACGTTGCCCTGGCGCTTGCACAGCGCCGACCTGTCACTGCCAAACCGCGCAACGTCCAGCCCCCACACCATGGGAGCCGACATGCTGGCTGCCACATCCCGGTGCAGCGCACTTTCCAGCAGGTCCATGGCGATCACCGTGTCGTCATCACCCTTCGGGAATTCCCCGATCACGCGGATGCGGTAGACGTTGCTGTCCTCACCGTACCGCTGTGCCATCTCCTTGACGTACTCATCACTGACCCGTGGTGAGTCTGTACACGCCACCTGAAAGGTGGTCCACTCACCCGCCAGGCGTGTGTGCGTGTCGTAGAAAAAGCCGCTGGAGCGCACCGGGTTGCCAAGTAACAAAGTTACAGCGTTGTGGCCGGACATCGAACCCGCCGCTGCCTCGAACACCTGCTCGGGCACGCCTGACGCCTCGTCGGCCACCAGCATCACATACTCGGAGTGAATGCCCTGCAAGGCCTCGGGCTGCTCGGCCCTGCTGGTCCGTGCCGAGATGAACATCTCAGTGGGCGCTGCGTTGAACTCGATACGCTCTTGCTTGACGGTCAGCAGACCCTGCAATGGCAGCGGCATCGCGTTGATCCACCGCTTCAGTTCCGCAAACATCGCGTCATAAAGCTGGCTGCTGGTCGGCGCTGTCACCACCACCTTCACCGGGCTGCGCGTCATGAAGTACCACAGCATGGCCCAGCTTGATGCTGTGGACTTTCCCACCCCGTGGCCGCTTCGCACTGAGATCTTCCTGTCCCCACGGGCAATGGCCCCCAGGAACTTGACCTGCCAGGGGTCAGGGTCCACCCCCAGCACCTCGCGCACAAACAGCACCGGATCAGGGTGATACCTGTCCACCCACTGCTGGAATACATTGTCTTTTGCCATAGGCGTCAATTATGCGGGTAGTTGGCTCTGTCCGACAATCTTGGCCATCTCCCGCACCCGGTCCCGTGGCATGGCCATGTTGAACACGCTGTTCATCCGGAACGTCTTGTTCCTCTTGGCATCGTATCTGCGCCTGTTGGCCCCAGGGTCCGCCTTGGGCTTTGTCTTGTCAGTCTTATCCCCCAAGCAAAACACAGGCCGAGGGTAGCGCCTGGCCCCGTCATGCTCATAGCTCCAGTCGGCAATGTGGATGCGCTTGTCTCCAGCCTTGGTCCTCTGATTCATGCGAATCAGCACAGCATGGGCGTCATACCGGCTGATGTCGGCCCAATCGGCAAACTCCTGCGCAGTCATCCGCCCAAACTCCTCCAGCGCCTCCAACGCCCTGGTCACATGCTTTCCCGTGTTAACTGTTGTCACTTCACTCGATCCTTGTATCTGTTGTACCGCCACGCGGTGGCTTCTTTGTCAATGCGCTTCCAGACCACCTCACGGTCATGCATCTCCATCTCATTCCAAGTGGCCACCTCCATGTAGGTCCGTCCACACCCTTTGCACTTCTCGTCATACAAGGTGGTGCAGACCGCTATGCAGGGACTGTCGGGCCTCATGGCTTCATGCCTCTCAACATTTCTGCACGGCAGTCGTTCCAGCCTTGGATGTATTGGGGATGCTCACCCTCACGGGTTCCAAAGGCATCAGGCACTGCTGGCCGTGCTGCGGCCTTGCATTTGTCGCAGTCATGGTTAACGCAGTTAACTGAATATTGCGGCTCCGGCACATAGCCGTCCCAGAAGTCTTTAGTCATAAACAACTCCTCAATGTCAAAAGCCCCAGCATCAGCACGATGAAGGCCACCACAACCCACACCAACTGACGGTCAGCAGGGGTTGGCTTGTCTTCTTCTTCGGTCATGCTTGCTTCTCCTTAAACCCGCGCCACTTTTTCTTTTGCATCCCGGGCCGTTCTTTAAAACGCAGTTCCATATCCAGCTTGGACGACGTATCGCTCCAGTATTTCCCGTTCCAATAGCTGTACCCCATGTACCCGTTCAGGTTTGTTTCATACACCCCGACATGGACGGGTTTGGTTTTTGCTGGGAACCAGCTTGTCCTTTTCTTGCTCATGCTTGCCTCGCTTTCAGCATGGCGTCTGCCATCTTGTAGGCATCTTCGGCAGTCCGCTGTTCATATCTGTTGACTCCGATGAGGCCCACATACTTATCGGAGCCAAGAATTCCCTGCATCGCCTTGGCTGCAAAGTAGTCGCGCAGGGTCATGCCGGGGTTATATGGCGTCACGCCTGTCCCTGTTGGAAACGCTGGCCCGCCTGTGTTTGTGTTGCTCATTTAATGATCCTCATGAAAGCGCCGCACCGGGCGCACTTGTAAATGGGTTGGCCATCGACGGGCTCCCAGCGGTGTTGGCAGTCGGTCATCTCAGTACCTCCCCGCTGCCTGCTCACGCAGCTTCTCCTGCGGCTGCGGCTGGCCCACCAGCCAGCGGCTGCCCAGATGGCGGATGCTCTTGATCCACTGCCTTTGCAGATGGCGGCTCTGAGGGTACAAGGCTCTGACCTTGATCAAATACGTCGTGTTCATCGTTTACTCCTGGTTGATAGGAATTGCAGTTTAGCGCAACTATCGTTAGGGGGTAAAGGTAATTTTTGGGGAAATGTAAAAAATTTTTTTTTGGGTATGGGTGGGGATAGGTGTCAAGTACCGCAGCAGCCGCCCCCGCCGCGACGGCCCAAGGGGGGGGTCAAGCCCCGGCCCCAGGCTGGCGCGGCTGCTGGGTTATGCACAGGGTTTTGTCCACACTTATCCACATATTCCTGTGGATAACTCAAAAGTTACGCTAAACGTATTCTTAAATCTGTGGATAACTCAATATCGACTTTACATAATGGACGTTGTATGAAGTGGCATCAGTCATTAGTATGCGTATCGATGCTTCGCTTGCGCAGTGCATCCAGCGCCATGCTGCCCAGGTCGATGTTCACCAAAGGCTGCTGCTTGTCGCCGTAGTCCTCGTTCATCTTGCTGGCCAGCCAGCGCCTGGTATCGACGCGCAGCTTGGCCACCTGCGCCTCTTGCGGGGTCGCACTGTCGGCGATCTCCAGCGTCTCCTCGGCTAAACTCTGACCACCCCGTGCGCGTGCACGCGCGAGAGCAGCAGCGCGTGCCTCGCCCCCTCTGTCCACCCAATCGTAAAAAGCGGTGTGACTTATCCCCAGCGTCCTTGCCACACCCAACACAGTTTCCCCTTGGGACAGTCTGTCAACAATGGCAACCTCGCCACCGAATGCGTGGATCTTCTTATTGACCTGTGATGTTTCGGCTTTGGTGAGGCTGGCTTTGTCCTTCTGCTCCATCTGCCTTTCTGCGATGTTGTCAGCCAGTTCGGACAGTGTGTTTGCTTTCGCCATTCAAATACTCCTTGATGATTTCAAAGCCCTCTTGGGCGGAACGTGTGACAGCGCACAGATAACCTTTGTTGTTTAAATGCAACTGCAAAGCCTTTTGTTCTTTGCTCTGTTGCCCTGTAGCCGTCTTCATTTCCACAAACAGCCCGTGAAACCCGCCACAAGCCTCTATGACGCACAGATCAGGCATTCCAGCCATTACCCCTTCCTGATGCAGCCTGACGCGCTCTGAGGCCGTTCTATCGCCTCCGTTTGGTATGGCCGCAATGATGACGTCTGGATAGAAGGCACGGACCCGCTGGACCAGTTTGACCTGTTCAGTGTGTTCAATGCTTTTTCTCAGTCTTGCCACCATGCATCGGATTCTATCGACGATGGCTGTGCAGTTGCCTTGGAATACAAATGGCAGCGGTGCTTCAAATCAAACGGCTGTGTGGACATTCCAGTGGCCTGGCACTGCCAAGCCTTCCATGTGACTGTTGCCCAGCCGTTTCTGACCTTGGCCACATCGAACATCCATTGCAGCGGTTTGGCGTTGACCTTGCGGTGCTTTTCCATTTGCTCGGCTGGCATGGACTGCTTGCAATCCACCAGTTTTGCGTTGTCGCATTGGCTGCACAAAACACGGTCATCTTCGACCCAAGCTTCAGCGTTTTCCATGTTCCAAACCTTCCAAGCAAAAGTAGTACTGTAATACTTGCCTAAAACACCCCAAAAGTCGACCGGACACCCCAAAGGAAATTGTCCGGCCGTCCGGTCGACTTTTGAACGGAAAATCTCTCCCATGCGTGGGGATGGAATGCACACATATGTGTGCATATCCATCACCACACTCAGGGCAATTGGCTGTCGACCGGACGACCGGACGTCCGGTCGACTGTCCGGTCGTCCGGTCGACTTTAAGGGCTGTCATTTTGTTGCCGCCAATCATGTCAACTGGACCCACTGGTTGGTCAAATCTGTCGGATTAAAGTGGTGGAAGATGGCCGCGCCAATGGCCTTCCTGGTGTCGCTTTTGTCCGATCCCGGCACATTTTCATAAATCTCAGACCAGCCCAATTGGTAATGGTTGGCCAGTTCAGGCGGCGGATTCTTGGGGCAGTTGCTGCCCTTGCGGATAGTGACTAGCTGGTGCTTGTTGATGACGTCTTGGACAAATAGCACCGCCTGGTCGCACTTATCTTGAAGCCGTTGGTGATGTTTGTCGTGCTGCTTGTCGGCTTGCAGTTGCTTTCGGTCAGTCTCGCTGGATGACTGTGGAGCCACGATCACGCAGTTGACCTCCTGCAAGCTGCCGTGTCGATTGGTGACAGCCTCATGGTGGATGTGGCTGACCAGCATGATTTCCCTGAATGCTGGCTCGTACCGCGTCTTGATCAGGCGCAAATAGCGGTTCTTTTCTTCGTCCATGAACAGTACCGCGGTCAGGGTGGCATCGCCTGTGTAGGCTGACGCGCCACGGGCCATGGCGCTGTCGTCACTGGTGGCCATGGTCTTGGCCGTGTGCGTGATGATGGTGATGGAGGTGTTTAGCTTGGTGAAGATGGTTTGCTTCAAGGCAGCCATGAAAGCACCGACTTGGCTGTTGTCGTTTTCGTTTTCGATGTCCAGCGTGGCATTGGCCGTGTCGATGATCAGCCAAGGTCGTTCATTGTCAATGGTGTGCTCGATGACGTTGTGGGCCAACTCGATCACCTGATCCGCGGTCGACCGGATGGACTCAATCAGAACAAAGTACTTTTGCAGTTCATCGGTGTCCAAGTGCATATGCTTGGCATAGGCATAAAGCGACCGTTTGACCTGCGCTGTGTCCTCTGACACGTAGATGATCTTTCTTCGGGCCTCGGCCTTGAGGCCAGCATCACCGATCTTGAATCCCGCGGCGACCAAGGCAATGGCAAGCATGGCCGTAGTTTTGCCAACACCAGGCTGGCCAGCAATGACTGAAAAGCTGTGGGCCATGAATCCATCAATCAGGTAATCAACAGGCTCCAAGGTGTTGAGGTTGAGTGAGACTGCCTGCCAGCGTGTTTTTTTTGGCTGCTCTGGCTCATCCTGTGAGCCTGTCGTAACTGGTACTGGATTTAATAGATTATGGAAATCATCGACCGCGGATCTGCGCTCAGATGACTTGGTTGGTGACTCCCATCCTGCTTGCTTGGCAATGTGAAACAGCGTTCCGATGCCAACACCATCCTTCTTGCCAAATGATTTCCAGTGATCCTCCAAGTCAGATTCGCTGGTTGGCTTTGGTCTATCCATGGACCAAGACATCCAATCTTGCTTAGCCCTGTCCCCAAACTCTTTGTGCAAAGCAAAGCCCATGGCCAGCCACGTGTCGTAATCCGCACCTGGATTGATGAATTCCAGCGCCTCCATGGCCCTGTCGTAATCGCTGGGCGTGCCTTTGGACTTGCTCAGGATGGGGCTGAAGTCAAAGACTTCTGATGGTTTCTTGGCTTCAGGCTGCGCCACCTGAATGCCAGCCAGCGCAAAGAACTCAGTGACTGTGCAGTCAAGTTGGGCCATCGCGCCTTTGAGCATGTCGCCCGTGAACATGACGTTCTTGCCAGCGCTGTTGGGATGCCCAAAGATTTCCACCTCTTGGTGGTTTCCCAGCTTGATCTGCGGCGGCAATGTTGGGTCAGGCTTGGCCAGAAAGATGATGTGGCCACCCTTCTTGCTGTGGCTGCGCTCAGTCAGCAGGCCTCGCTCTTTGGCCAAATCCATCAGCTTGACCATGCGGATGTCCCGCGGGGCTGTCGACCGCTTGGTGTCGAGGTCCAAGATGGTTAGCACCAGTTCATTGAAGGGGTCATAGGTCATGCGGCTTTGCATGAAGATGCCCCAAAAGGCTGAGTTGGGTGGGTCGGTCAGGGTGCGCAACTCATCGCCGTTGACCAAATGGGCGTGGTCAATGTCAGCACCGACACCAGCGCCAGCTTTGGAGACTGGAAGCTTGGCAAAAGTGCCATCAGCTTTGGGTTTGACTCGAAACCCACAAAACAGGGCTTCAGGGCATAGATCAGCAATGGCCAAGGCCACTGCATGTGATGGATTAACGGATGTGGCTTCAATTGTTTGGGACATCATCAAACCTCACGCATTGGCAGGGTGACAAGACGGTTGCGCTCATTCATGACAAGCTCAACAACTCGGATGACATCAGCAGCTTGAAAATCTCGCACTCGATGCTGTAACAGCATCAACTTGGCAAAACCTATTGTGTCGCAAATATCAACAAGTGCTGCACGCTCTCTGTAATTGCTTAAAGGGATTGTGTTCAGCTTCGATTCGAAAGTGTCGGTATCAGAAAAACGACCTTGACTCATAACTAACTCCAAACAAAAAAACCTCGGTCACCACTCTCCGAAACCTTGCGGTAACGGTTGGCAGACTCGGTAGTGCGAGCAGAGTGGTGGCCGAGGCCCACTACAAAATCCGCTGCCAAGCGGTGCAATAACTGTAGCACAGATGTAAAATCGACACTGCAAACTCCTTTTGTTGGGACTTCAGCCCTTGCGTGATTCGCGTCACGCAGGGGCTTTTCTTTTGGGGGATGGGGTTGGATTCTAGTCTTGGGGTTTTTTGGCTCTGTCTTTGGCCAGGCTTGGCGCGGCATGGGTGATGCCGATCAGGTCTTCGGACACCTCGATCTTCAGGTCGGCAATGGCGGCTGGACTTCTCAGGGTGAAGGCCTGCGGGTGGTCTTTCAAAGCAACAGCGGCCAACTCCTCTGACTTCCAAAAACGAGTCTTGCGACCTGGCTTGAGATTCCATCCCGTAATGGTTTCACCGTAAGACAATTGCTTTTTTGCGGCAGTTAGCACAGCGTCTGCCCAGTCTTCGGCCAGCTTGGCCAACTCAATCATTTCAGAGGTCACCCTTGTGTCTGGGGCAAAGTCTTTGCGTGCGTTGTCCTGGACCTTCTGGCGCATGGCCGGGCAGATGGGTTTGGCTTTGCAGTATTTGCAGGCGTCTGGGCTGGGGTTGGTGGGCGCGTCTGGAGTTAGGGCCAAGGCGGCAGCGTTGCGCAGGTCGTGGCCGTGGTTGATCAGGTCGATGCCGTTGACCGTCCACTTGCTGTGGCCAGCGCGGGGCTGGAAGATGTGCATGGTGCAGATGATGTCGAGGGGCGCATTGAACTGCCGCATGGCCCCTAGGGCATATGTCATGAGTTGCTTGTTGTTTTCGGCTTCGACGGGAACTCGGCCCGTCTTGAGATCGCAGACATGAAGATGGTTGCCATCGACCAGCACAGCGTCAGCCGTGCCGCCAAGTGCTGGATGCAAAGACTTCAGGCCAATGTCTAGGTTGACTTCGATCAGCTTCTTGCGTGGGTTGGGCACCAGCGTGTTGATGAAGTTGGCGTATTCCTGCGCCATGGCCAGGTGGTCGGCGTTGACGTCCGGGTCATCGATCTCATGGCCGTTCAGGATGCGCTCTGACAGTTCGTGAATGGCCGTGCCGATGGCTGCTGCCTCGCCTGCTGGCTCATAGGGCATGAGGGCTTCAAGCCGGACAGAGCCGGGGCATGACATGAATCGTTCTGTGCGTGATGCGGACAGACGGGCGTGTTGGCGTTCAACGTGTTGCATGGTGTGGCTCCTTTAAATGATCTGGTTGATGATGTTTTGCTTGGCCAAGATTTTGGCCAGCACGTTGTGGTCCAGCGATGCCCTGATGGTCAGGATGTAAATGACAGGAGCAATGCCGTTCTTGGTGATGTTCTCGACCCGGCTGCTGGCCTGCTCCAGTGCTGATGTGGACCAGGTGCACTCCACAAAGACGATGGTGTCGGCTGCACTCAGGTCCACACCCTCGCTCATGGCTGCGATGTTGCCGATGATCACCTTGGCCGTGCCAGCCTGGAAGTCGGCAATGGCCTTGTCGCGCTGCGCCCTGGGCGTGTCGCCGACCACGGTCACCGGCTTGTGGGCCTTGAGTTCTTTGACCAGTTCGGCCACCACATCTTTGTGATGCGCAAAAACGACAACAGGCTCACCAGCTTGCAGCAGGTCATCGATGAACTCGGCTGCTGGCTTGACCTTGCGCAGCCCTGCCTCGCGCATGACCTCGGCCAAGCCTTCAAACGCCATCAGCGCATTGGGGTTGGCCACCAGGGCATCGGCATCGAACTGCTGCTCACGCTTGTCGTTGGGCAGGTCAAACGTGATCAGTGACACCTGCGGGTCTTTGTAGTCTTTGAAGACGTCTTCCTTTTTTCGGCGCAGCACATGGGGCTTCATCAGCGCCTTGAGTTCAGGGATATTGGACGCGCCACTGGTGTCCAGCCCCCATGGTGCGTTCCACATCTTGGCGTACCGGGCAGCGAAATCAAACCAGCCGCCACGATAGATGCCCAGTCCGTGCAGGATGGGCCACAGTTCGATCGGGCGATTTGGAATTGGTGTGCCTGACAGGGCAAAGACCTGGGGGATCTGTTTCATCAGCAGCATGGCGGCTTTGGTGCGTGCGGCCTTTGGGTTTTTGATGCGGTGGCACTCGTCCAGCACCAGGGTCTGAAAGCCTGCGTTGTTGAAGTATTGGAGCAGGTCGTAGTTGACGATCACCACACGGTCACTGGTGGTCTTCATGGCGTCATTGCGGCCACTGATAACGCGCACAGGCACATCGGGTGCCAGCTTGTTGAATGCGGCCTCCCAGACCGTTTTTGCAATGGATGGGCAGACGATCAGGGCGGGGAGGTTTTCGAGTGCTGCTGCCGTGGTGGGCAGTGTCTTGCCGACTCGCGGCTGGTCGGCCAGGATGGCCCTCTTTTGCGTGAGCAAGAACTGCTTGGCTTGCTCTTGGTGCGGGTATAGCTTCATCGGTTTCCTCGGTTTCTCGGTTGAAATGAGTCGCCATTGTGCGCCTGTATTTTTTTTGACGCAAGAAAAAGATTTGTGCTAAAGTGCAATTGCGCTGTCATGTTGATGGCGCTGAAAACCTTCAAACGATCACTCTGAAAGAAACGATCATGACAACACGTGTTACCACTGGCGAGGTCCGCACCTCGTATTTCTCCGCCCTCTCAGCACGCAAGAATGAGATGAATGGCAAGGATGAGTTCTCCACCCAGATCCTGATTCCCAAGACCGACACAGCCACACTGGCAGCGTTGAAGGCTGCGGCCAAGGAAGCACTGGCAGCCAAGTTCGGCGACAAGATCCCAAAGAATGTGCGCAACCCTTTGCGTGATGGCGACACCGAAACCAAAACAGATGGCAGCCCATTGGGCCGTGAATACGCTGGCCACTTCTTTTGCAACGTGAAGTCCACCAGCAAGCCTGGCGCGATCGACACGCACGGTAACGACCTGATCGGAAATGATGACATCGTTTCTGGCGACTACATCCGGGTCAGCTTGAATGCCTATGCGTACAGCCAGGCTGGCAACAATGGTGTGTCGTTCGGCCTGAACAACATCTTGCTGGTGCGCAAGGGGGAGCCATTGGGTGGTGCAAAGCCAACAGCGGCCTCTGACTTCGGCATCACCCGTGGGGCAGCAGCGCCAGCAGCGGCCACTGCTGATGTGGCTGGTGACGACTGGTGATCAACCCTTGGCCGCGATCAGCTTGAGCAGCGCCTGCTCCAGTTGATTGACTGACCCCCACAAGGGGTCCACAGCCCCAGACAGCCATCTGCTGACCTGGGGCTGTTGTATTTTTGCCTCCAAGCACACGGCCTTCATGCTGATGCCGTGCTGCTTGGCCAAGGTGCGGATGTCGTGTACAGATGTCATGCCAGCATTTTACTTGACTGGTTTGTTAATTGTTGACTGTTTTGTGGGGTTGTTGCATTGTCTTTTAATTTAGTGCATAATACGTTTCACCAGCACAAATGTTTGTTCTGGGTAACGACTAAACCGGAGAAAACGACATGACAACTTTCACATACGACCAAGCAGTTGAGCAATTCAATGAAGACATGAGCAACTCAATCTGTGATGGTGACCGCAAGATGTCCACCCACTGGTTGGCAGAGCGTATCAATGACGCACAGCGTGCTGAACGCCTGCGCCGCGACTGGATGGTGCAGTTCCGTCAATCCATGCGCGAACTTGCTTAAACCCACGGGGCTTCGGCCCCTTTCCTCAGAAAGAAAAACCATGAAGCACCACAAATATCACCAGCACTACCAAGTCCGCGCAGCCAAGCTGCACGCCCGTGCCGAGGCCGCACTGGACCTGCTCGCCGCACTTGTCATCGGCATCGGCCTGGCAGCAGCCCTGTTCTACGGGTGGTCGGCATGAGCCTCAAAGACCTGACCACCGCCGACCTGCCTGACATGGAGGCGCAGCTTCAGCACGCACTTGATCAGGCTCGTGGCATGAGCCTGCCAGCACACGCTGTGCGCAATTGCCCAAGCGATCTGCAAAACCAAGACCAAGCCTGGCGCAAAGTTCAAAACCTTCAATACCAAATCGAGTGCATCAAAAATGACAGACCAATTTATTAAGACCCCAGCCACCATGATTAACAAGATGGCTGGCAAATACGATGGCAAAGAGTTGCTGCCCTACACGGGCCGCCCTGGGGCCATGGATGCCTTCAAGCTGCCCAGCCTGATGCATTTTGGCCATGTGTATCGCAAGGACGTGAAGGATCTGAAATGACGGGCATGAAGTTCGACACGGGAAAGCCCGACTACACCCTGCTGCCGTGGGGCAGTGTTGAGGAGATCGTCAAGGTCTTGGACCTTGGCGCTCAAAAATACGCACGCGACAACTGGAAGCTGGTGGCCAATGGCAAGACCCGCTACATGGCCGCAGCCTTCAGGCACATGGCCGCATACGTGCAGGGCCAAGACACCGACCCTGAGACAGGGCTGTCGCACATGGCGCACGCCGGGTGCTGTGTGCTGTTCTTGCTGGCGCTGGAGCAGGCCAAGGATGAGCAGGAGTGTGGCAAATGAAGGCCGGACTCAAACCACGGGTGCTGCCGAGCCTGCTGTTGGCCTTGGCCGATGGCAAGCCAAGGTGTGACAGGGAACTGGTTGACATTGTGTTCAGCAATCGCCGGGTGGTACAGCGCAGGCTGGAAGACCTGCACGATCAGGGGGTTGTGCACGTTGCAGGTTGGATGCGTGCTGGCGACAGTTACCGTTGGAGGCCGCAGTACAAGCTAGGTGATGGCATTGACGCACCCAAGCCAATACCAACAGGCCGCACCAGCACCCAGCGGGTGCATGAGTACCGGGAGAATCTGACGGTGGAGGACAAGGCTTTCAAGGACGCCAGGCGCAGACAGCAAAGACGGGTCGTGAAACGTGACCCGCTTGTGGCTGCATTTTTTGGGAGTGTGAAGTGAGTTTAATCAGCGCATATCAGCAGACAACATACAGTCTGCTTGATTTCGATTTGCCTTTTTCTGTTCGCATTGGAGTGCCATCGTTTGATGCCGACAAATTCATGGGCTGCAACAAGTTGGACCAGTTGTTTTTCGTCACAGCAGAAAACCCAAGCAGCAAAGCCTGGCCTGATAAACAGAATCTTCGTTTTACTGAGGCTTTGATGAAATCAATTATCAAGAAAAAATTCATGTGCTGGCCAGCCAGGGCAGAGCCTGATGAAAATTGGCCAAGAGAACATGGATTTTTTATCTCATGCTCAACTCAGGATGCAATTTCATTGGCTAGACTTTATGAGCAAAACGCAATCGTGATTGTCCCGATGGAACAGCCTGCTGCGTTGGTGTTGTGCCAGAAAATTTAGCGGCCTCTGTAAACGCCTTGCGGCCACAGCCAATCGGAAAGCAAACCTTCTTCATAAGCCCACTTTGGAAGAAGGCCAGTTTTCTGTGCCGCATATTCTGTTGCGCTTGGTGATGCTGTTTGGTTTTGCTTGCCGTAAGGTCCAAAGTTGACCCATGAGTTTTGACCTCTGGTTTCACTTGCTGCGGCAGGCAATGCCTCTGGCGAATACATCCGAGCATGGGCTTGAAATGCGTTTTCTTCGCCCCTGGCGCGAAAGCCAACACCATGTTTTGCATGGCCGAATACATCATGAACAGCCCGGAATAAATCGTTGTATGTTGTGTTTGGATCGTTTGCAATTCGCAAATCAGATCTGGCCATCAATGGGTTGCCGGAAATGTCCACAGCCGCAGCCGATGGCCCACCAAAGCCTTGATCTGTTGGGAAAACAGACATGCGCTTATTTGCAATCACATCATTGATTGCGTTTCGTGGGTTGCCATATGGGTCAGCCCCACGAATGAAATCAAATTTGTATCCAGCTTTGAGCAAAGCCTCATACTGGTCTTGCGTTTCCTTGGCCAATGCCTTGTACGCTTTTTGCGTTTTCTTGTCGGTTGGCGTGTGCTGCATTTTTTCAAAAGCATTGGCCAAACGTGTGGCGCGCTCGACATCCAAGGGCGCGTAAATTTTCTGTGGCTGGTATGTCACCCCCTTGTCGGCCATGTAACGTCCGGCAATGTCCACAATTCGCTGATCTGTACCAAATGGGTCCATGCGGCCATTGACCTCCACAGCCTCTGGTAAACCCTCTAGTGGCTTACCTCTAAATCCCTTGGGAGCCAAAATGCCAAGCTGTTGTTTTGCCGTAGCCGCTTTTGCTGCTGGTCGCGAGAAACCAGCCGCACGCATCATCGGAGCCACACCCAAGGCCGTGCCAGCCGCAAATGCTGGCCGGGCCACACGCTGGATGCCTTCGTAGTCAGGATTCAAGACGCTGAAACCCATCTCGTCAGGAGCCTGACCGAGCAGGCCAGAGATGGCCGCATAGGTGCGAGGATCTGGCAGCGTGTTGACATCACGCTGCGCGGCCAATGCTCTGGCTCTTGCCCCTTGGCGCTGGATGTTCGGATTGCCAAAGAATGGCATCAGTTCTTCATCAAGCAATGCCATGTCTTACTCCTGTGCGCCGATGATCGAGCCGTAGCCAAGTTGCTCGGCCTTCTTACGCAGTGATTTTGCCAGTGGTTCGACCTTCATGATGCTGGCCTTGCTCATCATCTGCGCAGCCAGTTGCGGGTCCAGCATGGCCTCCACCAGCAACTGCTGGATCTGCTGATTGGGCAACTTGTACAAGAAATCCAAGGGGCGCGTCATGGTGCGCAGTGTTGTGTTGTCGGCCAGCGACTCGCTGAACACACGGCCAATGAGGTTACCCATGGTCAAGTTTTGGAACGTGTTGGAGCCTGGTGCGCGAACACCTGGAGCCGTGGCAGCCTGGCCACGGTTGATCTCGTTGATGATGTTGTCCAGTCGGCGCTGTGCGGCGGGCGACAGTTCAGCGCCAAGTTCATCAGCTTTGGTTTTGAGTTCTCGGCGTAATGCCCCTGCCGCCAGCACAGGCTCACCTGTCACTATGTTGGGCTGGCCTGTGGTCACACGGTCAGAGATGCCTTGCAGCAGGCGCATCTGGTCGATGGCGCTGGAAGACTTTTCAAACTGCTGCATGTAGCGGTTGAAACCTGGCGCACCGGCTTCGATGGTCGAGTCGATGACGGGCAGCAGGCTGGCTAACTGGCCCTTAGCCAAACGCAAGTTGGCCAAGTCGCCCGACAACTTGCCAGCCATGGCATCGCCAATGTCTTTGCGCACGCTGTAAAGCGCCATCGGATTGATGGTGCCTGTCTCTGGGTCCACGCGCTTGGCCAACAGGTCGGCCACATATTTCATGGCCTGGTCAACTGTCTGACGCTGCGTTGCCGGGTTGCTGGTGATGCCTTGGATGGCGGCAGCGATTGGCTCCACCGACACAGGCTGCGCGTTGGCAAATGCCGACTCGCGCATGGGTGCGGTGACTTCATATCGCTTGGCCTCGGCACGCTCAACTGATCCAGGTCGGCCCGACAGTCTGCGGAATGAATCCATCAGGGCTTGCTGATTTGCCGACAACACACCACCAAACTGATTTGTAGGATCAAACAAAGCCGATCTCAAAGTGGTTTCAGCGCCAGCCAGCCCAGGATCACGCGCTGCGGCTGCCGTGGTGACCCGCAAGCCTGGCACAGTGGACTGCGCTGATTGCAAGTTTTGAATGGCACGCTCTGGGTTGGTCGCAACAGAGCGCAGCACGTTGCCAGCAATGATCTGCCGACCTTCGGCACTTAAAGGCTGTACCAATGCACCAGGTGCGGCCAATGCACGCTGTGTGGTGGACAGGGTGGGACCACCTGGGGCCATCATGCCTGCACCCAATGCGCCAGCCAACTGCACGCCAGGGGAGAACTCACCTTCGCGCAGCAGTCCACCAGCGGCTGTCGATGCCAAGGCGGCAGATGACTGCGCCCGTGGGTTGGTGGCCAGCATTTGGGTCAACCCCTGCGCTGCTGGTGACGTCACCATCGGGGCTGCGCGTGCGGCCAAGTTGGCCAAGCCGCCAACACCGTAGCCAGCTTGGGACACATCCTGCACGATGCGCTCTTGCGCTGTGCGAGGCTCTGGGAATCCCATGCGGCCAAGTGTTGTCTGTGTGGCCTGCGTCATGGTGGGCACGTTGGTGCCAGCAGCCAAGTTGAACAGGTTCACCAAGGGGTCCACAGCCATCGGCAGCAGGCCACCAGCAGTCATGGCAGCCTGTGCCATAGGACGCACGGCCAAGCCTGCTTGGCGTGCCATGGTGTCTGGTGGTGGTGCTGGCGCAGCCGCAGGCGCTTGCAGCGACTGGATGGCACGGATGATCTCGTCATCCGACATGGTGGCAGGAAATGCCACAGGGCCAATGTTGGGAATCTCAACGATTTTGTCGGCCATGCTTTACTCCTGAACGTAGCGGTAATTGCGGGTCACAGGGTCAAAGACAAGTCTTGCTGGACGCACGGCAGCAGGGGCTGGTGGTGGCACATAAGGCTCGTATGCCTTGCCAGCAGATTTCTGCATCCCCAATGTCGCCACACGCCGGGCTTCTGCCTTCTGTGCAATCTTCTCCGGGGTGTCGTTGACCTGTGGGAAGTAGGTGGCAAATTCTTGCTTCATCTCATCCGCGCCGATGGCAGCGCCGGACTCCTTGCGCAGCTTGGCGCGAATCCAATCTTGCGCCGCTTGGTCATACTGCTGAGTGGCTGCTGGCTGCGCTCCACGGGCCAAAGCACCGCCGATAAATGGCACAGCCTCCAGCGTACGCGTGCCAGCACCAGGCTGTGACCCGGCAGGCAGGCTGTTGATGATGCTCTGGGCCAACTCCATGCGCTGGGCATAGGATGCGGCATTGGACTGGCCTTCGGTTGGGGCGCTGCCAGCACCTTTGAGTGGCTGACCACTTGGCCCCATCACTGGCATGGCCGCGCCGCCTGGCACTTTTGGCACGTACATCATGCCGTCAGCAGTTTCCACACGGTCAAATGCGCCACGGGCAAACTCTTGACCACGCAAAGCCAAGCCGCCTTGAGCCACACCAAGCTGGCCACGAGCCACGCCAAGCTGGCCTTGCGCAATGATGTTGGAGGCTGTCTCGCCCGGAGTCATGGTTTGTTGGAATGTTTCACCGCCGCGCAGTGCTGACTTGTCAACAGCCACTGTCTGGCCACCCAGGTTTTGCAACACCACTTCACGCTTGGGGCCAAAGCCCTGCAAGGTTTGCAGCTTGCCCGACTTCATCTGTTGCACCAGCAAAGGCTTGCCAGATGCGTCAGTCACTTCAAATGGCTGGCCGGTCACCTCTTCCCGAGGGTTCAGTTTCTCGGCCATGGCTTGATACTTCTCGGCATCAGCCACACGCCCAGAGGCAGCCAAGATGTCAGCAGCGTTTTGGTATTGGCTGGCCTTGATCTGGTTGGGCGTCATCTCTGGCATGGCAGCCATCATCTCTGCGCGTTCCAGCGTTGGCCCGGCCTGACCTCCAGGTGCGGCCAAAGCCTGCTGCGCTGGTGACAGGGTTGCTGGGGCTGTGGTCAGTGCACCAGCAACACGCTGCTGCAATGCACGGGCCTGCTCGGCTTCCTTCAGCTTCTCACCCATCATCAGGTCTTGCAGCGATCCAGCACGTGCCTGCTGGTAGCCCTGCTGGCCAGCTTGCAGCGCAGCGCCAAGGGCTTGACCTAGTCCAACACGTTGACGACTTGGCCCACTGGCTTGTAGCAGCGCAGCGGCTGCCGATAAGTTGGCATTGCGCCCCATTAGTCGGCGCTGATCCTCATTAAACAAGGCGTCAAGCCCTGTCGGTGTGCCGCCTGGGGCAAACAAATTCATGAAATCAATTGCCATGTCTTACCCCTTAACCCAGCAAGCCAAGAATGCCGCCACCAATAGCGCCAATGCCAGTACCTATGCCTGGAATGACGCTGCCTAACTGAGCGCCAGCCAATGCACCGCCCAATGCACCAGATGCCGGGTTTCTGTACATCGGTGTTGATACCGTACCGCCAAGGTTGGCAGGACTTGCACCCAAACTGGACTGCACCACGCCAAGGCGCTGCAAGCCAATGTTTCGGATGGCGTCCATCTGCGTCTGATCGAATGCCTGTCGCGCACCACCTGCACCCATGACAGCCTGCGCACCGCCAAGGCGCAAAGCCTGCTGCTGTGCGGCCAAACTGCCAAGCTGCTGCGCACCACCAAGGCGCAATTGCGCACCCTGCAAGCCAGCCGCTTGGTTAGCCGCCGCAGCTTGCTGCTGTCGCGCCAAATCAGCCGACTGCAACTGCACGGCCTGGTTGAATGCCGACTCGTTCAGTGTCGTACCAAGGTTGGCCGCTTGCTTGGCAAATCCTAGGTTTGTGATGCCCTCGGCCACGCCTTGGCGTGATCCACCAAATGCACGGGCCTGTGTGGCACGCTCACCAGTTTGCTGAATGGCCGCTTGGCGTGAAGACTCCAAGTCAGCTAAGGCGTTTGCACGCACTTGGCTCGTGTAAGGGTTCATGTAGCTGGCAATGTTGCCGGGGCCAGTCATGCCAAGGTTGGCCTGGCCAGCAGTCTGCATGGCTGGCTCGTACACGCCGCCATATGCTGCCATTTGCGCTGCAAGGTCTGTCCCGGCAATGCCTGGGCCAGCAAGGCCAGCGTTAACCAAAGCCTCTTCTCCAGCTTGGTACGTTGGGTTGAACTGCGCAAATTGCTGTATTGGCAATGCGCCTGCAACACTTCGAGCGTTTTGAAAGTTTGAGAGGAATGCTCGTTTGATGTCTGGATCGACCGCGTTGGTCGTGACATCTGGTGATCCACCTTTTGACATTTTTTCTCTCCTTTAACCGAGTAAAGACTTCATTTTCTTGGCAGGGATTTTGCCTTCATTGATCATGTCGAGCAGGCCTTGACCGTACTTCTTGACCGATGATTTTTTGATGACGTATTCGCCAAGGTCCAACATACCAGCACCATCATCTGGGCCTACAGGGTTGGGACCAGCAACACGATCAACTAATCCGCCCATGGCGTAGCCGCCCATGCCAGTGCCGCCGCCTTCACCGATGCCTGTACCGCCTTGGCCACCTGATGCGCCAGCACTGCTACCAGCCGTGCCAGCCGCAGCAGCCGCAGCAGCGTTTCCAGTGCTATCTCCGCCACCATCAGCGCCGCTGGCCCCGCCAGCACCGCCAATTGGCATATTGTTGCCAGGCATACCCGCAGCAGCCGCATTAGCCGCAGCCAAAGCCGCAGCATCTGCACGGTCATAAATGTTGGGGTTGAATCCACCCAAGGGCAATCCCGCGACCACGCCAGCGTAGGGGTTTGTAAACGCAGGCGTTCTGGCCATCAGCATGGAATAAGGGGATGCACCACCAGCAGTCATGTTGGGGTTGTATTGCCCACCAAGTGGCAAACCGACATAACTGGAAAAGTTGTTGGCAAAGGTAGACGGTTGAATCACGCCCGGTACTGCTGGTGTTCCAGGAGTCACTGGTGTTCTAGGCGCTGCTGGCGTTCCAGGCACTGCTGGTGTTCCAGGCACTGCTGGTGTTCCAGGCACTGGTGGAGGGTTAATCAGTCCAGGGGTGGATAGTATTGGCTGTACTGGTGGTGTGCTTGGTGTTTGAAATGGCCTATATTGGGCGACAACTTCACTGATAGGGTCTGTTGGGTTATCTTGCAAATACTCATTGACCGCGCCATAAAAAGCCCGACCAAAATTGGACTCATTGATCTTTCCAGTTTTAAGCTGGTCCATCCAAAAATCATACCCAGCCTGGTCAATTTGACTGGGCTGGTCACCGATGCCAACTCGGTTGATTCTTTTATAGGCATCTAAAACAAGTTTTTCTCTGCTCTGGTTTCTTTCGTTATCAATTCGAGTTGCAAGGTTGACATCTGCTCTACGCGCAGCAGACACTGCGCTATCAAAATCTGCAAGGCCAGCGCCCATCCAGTAGCGGATGGCGTCTTCGCTTGGGTTTAATTCAGCCCGTGGGTTTGCGGCATACGCCGCTAAGACTTGTTCTCTGGTTGCCATCATCTATCTCCTAAAGTTCCTTGGCCAATACAGTCCATTGTGGGCTGTATCCCTCATCCTTCAAAAATGTCTTGGCCCAGCCTCTTCGGCCTGCCAACGACACCCTGGTGCACCCAATTGACTTGCCCCAGGATTCGATTATTGGTCGCATCCTTGAGAGTTCATCTAGGTCGCCACCAGCCAAGAAGTAATGCAAATTCTTGAGCCTTGGATAGACAATGATCTCAGTCAGCACCACAGAACTGACGGCGGGCCACACCTGCAACTTGTTCTGCATCACCATTTCAACGACATCATCAAAATGGTGTGTGCCTCCAGAGTATTCTAAAGCAGCCTCCACATGGTGGCGCAACCTTTCCAGATGCTCCAGGTCGCTCATCGCTTGCCCATCGGCACCACATCCAGCCGCATCACCCCCAC